GAAGGCCGGCTACTACGGGTCTGACCAGGCGTGGATCCGCTACTGCCTCGGCGGCGACGAGGCCCGGTGGACGACGGCCGACGGTGTCTACAGCTTCCGCTCGCACATCGCGCCCTCGCCGGCGTGCGGCCGCATGCCGCCCGACGCCCGCATTGTCTTCTTCAACGGCAAAAAGGATCCCTGGTCGCCGGAGATCCGCGGCTTTGACTGGGTCCAGGAGCACTACTTCAAATGACTCAGACACACTGGCTCGATCGACTCACCGGATCCGTCGCGCCGATCTGGACGCTGCGTCGACAGCGCGCCCGGCTCGCCGCCGACCTGATGGCGCGCAACTTCGAGGGCGCGACGACCGGCCGGCGCGGGCAAGGCTGGCGACGGTTCAGCACCGACGCGAACCAGGCCGTGCTGCCATTCATGGCGACCTTGCGCGATCGCGCGCGCGATCTCGTCCGGAATAACCCCTACGCGGAGAGCGCGCTCTCGACGATCGTCGATCACGTCGTCGAGTACGGGATCATCCCGACACCGCGGCCCGCCAATCGACGCATCGAGGCGCTCTGGGCGGAGTGGGCTGGTACGACGGCCTGCGACGCCGACGGCCAGCACGACTTCTACGGGCTCCAGAAGCTCGTGATGCGGACGATCGCCGAGTCGGGCGCGGCGCTCGTGCGCCGGCGACTGCGGCGTCCCGAGGACGGGCTCCCTGTGCCCCTGCAACTGCAGGTTCTCGAGCCGGACCTCATCGACACGCGGAAAGACGGGACGATCTTGAACAACGGCGGGGCCCGCATCATCCAGGGCGTCGAGTTCGATGCCCTGGGCCGACGCGTCGCGTACTGGCTCTTGAAAGAGCACCCGGGCTCGAGCTTCTCGACCGGCGACTCCGTGCGCGTGCCGGCCGGGAATGTGCTGCATCTCTTTAAAGCGCAGCGGCCCGGCCAGGTGCACGGCGTGAGCTGGTTTGCGCCCGTGCTCCTGAAGTTCAAAGACTTCGACGACTACGACGACGCGCAGCTAATGAAGCAGAAGATCGCGGCCTGCCTCGCCGTGATCTCGACCGACGTCGACGGCACGGCGCCGCCGCTCGGGGAAACCGACACGAGCCAGGACCCGCAGATCGACAGCCTGCAGCCGGGCGCGATCCTAAATCTCCCGCCCGGTCGCGCGATCGAAGTCGTGCAGCCGCCGAGCGTGCGGGAGTACGCGGACTATGCGAAGACGCAGTTGCGCGCGATCGCGACCGGCCTCGGCGTGACCTACGAGGACCTGACCGGGGACTACGCGGGGATGCCGTTCTCCGCGGCGCGCATGTCGCGGCTGCGGCACCAGTCGCAGATCGATGATTGGCGCTGGCGGCTGCTCGTCCCCGGTTTTTGCGATCCCGCGTGGCGCTGGTTTGCGGAGGCCGCGGCGATTCTTCCAGGCATCGCCTCGGGCGCCGTGGAATGGACGGCGCCGCCGGCCCCAATGATCGACCCGGTGAACGAGGGCCTCGCCTACCAGCGAAACATCCGATCGGGCATGATGTCGCTCTCGGAAGCGCTGCGCGAGCGCGGCTACAACCCCGAGACGGTGCTCACCGAGATCGCCGCGGACAACAAGCGCCTCGATGCGCTCGGCATCATCCTCGACAGCGATCCGCGCAACGTGACGCAGGCGGGGCAGCTGCAAGGCGAGGCGCTCGCCGCGACGCAGCCCGACCCGCCGCCCGCGGCGGCGCCGGTCGCCGACCCCGACCCGCCGGCCCGCGGCCTGCACCTCGCGAGCAGCGACGGGCTCTCGAGCGGCTACCAGGTGCAGACCATGTACGGGTATTACCCGGACGGCACCTGGGGCCACGCGTCGTACCATCAGACGGCCGACGAGGCGATCGAACGCGCCCGCGAGCACAGCGACTGCCGCGTGCTCGATCTCGCGACGCAGGCGATCATCTGGCCGAAGGTGGTCGGCTTGTGAGCCCTCGGATCGTTGTCCGCTACTTCGGACCGGGCCAGGAGTCCCGCTGGTTGCGGCTGGCGCGCGTCCTCGCCTATACCGCGCGCCGGCACTGCCCAACCTGGACGCTCGATCTCGAGAGCGTGCAGCCTCGCGAGACCGATCTCGCGAGCCCCTTCGGGCTCCAGGGGCACGTCTGGAATACGCACAAGCTCGAGCTGTGGGCTGACGCGGTGCAGGCGGCGCCCGACGGCGCGGCGATCGCGCTCCTCGATGCTGACCTTGCGATCCTGCAGCCGATGGACGACATCTGGGATCGGCCGTTCGACTTCGCGTACACCTGCAAACCGAAGGGCTCCCGCTTTCCACTGAACGGCGGCGTCGTCTTCCTCCGCGTCTCCGTGGAAACGCGCGCGCTGATGAATACCTGGCGCGCGCTGAATCGGTTCTACCTCGAGCACCCGAAAGAGCTCGAGGTCTGGCGGCACCTCTACGGCGGCCTGAATCAAACCGCGCTCGGCATGCTCTTGCGCGAGTCGTATCCGGATCTGCTGATCATGAGGCTCCCATGCTTGGACTGGAATTGCGAGGACGAACACTGGGCCCGCTTCGACGCCGCGCGCACGCGGATCGTGCACTTCAAGGGGGATCTGCATCGGGCGCTCTTCCTGCGCTGCAAGCCGGCCCCGGAGTGGCGGCAGCTGGTCTCGCTCTGGCGTGGTCTCGAGACCGAGGCGATGCGCGCGGAAGGAGTGCCGGCATGATCACGCGCGCGGATCGGAACACGCAGGTCACGGCGCACACGCTCGAGCACCGCGACGGCCCGACGACCGTCACCCCGCAGGAGCTCGCCGACTACTGGGGCGTCCACGTCCAGACGATCTACCGGGACATCCGCAAAGGTGCGCTCCGCGCGTTTCGGTTGCCGGGCGGCGACATCCGGATCCGGGTCGAGGATGCGCGCCGGTACGGGCGCCCGGTCGTCTGACTGTTGGTGAGCGCTGGTGAGCGCTCGGCGACTTTCCAGAGGGTAGGCTCTTCACACGTGGCCGGCGCGCGCCGCAAGCTGGCGGCGTATGCGACGAACGGCGGCGGCTGCGTCACCTCACACCATTGAAGTTCCGCCGCTCTGCCTCCGGGCCGAAGTCGGCACCTTTGATCCCGACACACGCACCGTCGAATTGATCTTCAGCACGGGCGCGGCCGTCGAGCGCTTCGACTGGATGACGGGCAAGCGCTACATCGAGAAACTCGCGATCGCGCCGGAGGCGGTACGCCTCGAGCGCTTGAACGCCGGGGCGCCCCTGCTCGATTCGCATTCCTCCTGGTCGGTCAGCGACCAGCTCGGCGCCGTCGTGCCGGGGACCGCGCGGGTCGAGGGCAAGCGGGCGATCGCGACCGTGCGCTTCAGCGCCCGCGACACCGTCGCGCCCATCCTCCGGGACGTGCAGGACGGGATCATCCGCTCGGTCTCGGTCGGCTACCGCGTGCACAAGTTCGAGGAAGACGCCGGCGGCGGCAACAAGCTGCCCGTCCGGACCGCGGTCGACTGGGAACCCTTTGAAATTTCGATGGTCAGCATGCCGGCTGACACGGGCGCGAAGGTGCGCCGCGACGAAGTTCGCACCAATACCTGCGTAGTCATTTCTCGCCGGGAGACCACGATGAACGAACGCACCGAACTGAGCGACACGCTCGTCGAGAACGAGAACCGGATCGGGCTTGCCCCCGAGGATCCGGCCACTGGCGCTACCGGCGCCGCCGAACCGCGCACGGAGCCGGCGGCCTCCCCCGCGGACACCGCCGCGAAGGCGGAACGCGCGCGCGTGCAGGGCATCCTGCTCGCCTGTCGGGCGGGTCGCATGCCGAGCTCGGTCTTCGACAAGCTCGTCGCCGACGGCACGCCACTCGCCGAGGCGCAGCAGTACGTCTTCCGTGAGATGGAGAAGCGCGTCGAGCCGAGCCGCGGCGTGCCGTCCGATAGCACCCGCCGGATCGAGATGGGCGAAGATCCGCTGGTCCACAAGCGCGCGGGGATCGAAAACGCGCTCCTGCATCGCATCAACCCCGAGCGCTTCCAGCTCTCCGACGTCGGCCGCGAGTATCGCGGGATGTCGATCCTCGACGTCGCGCGGACGTACCTCAACGCGCGCAACATCCGCACGACCTCGATGGACAAGATGGAGCTCGCCGGCGTGGCGCTGGGCCTCCATCTGCGCGCCGGCATGCACACGACCTCCGACTTCCCGCTGCTCCTGGCGGACGTCGCGAACAAGAGCCTCCGGGCCGACTACGAGGCCGCGCCCCAGACCTTCATGCCGATCACCCGGATCGGCACCGTGCCCGACTTCAAAGCGGCGAACCGCGTCGCGATCGGGGACGCGCCGGCGCTCAAGCCGCTCCTCGAGCACGGGGAATTCACCCGCGGCACGATCGAGGAAGGCCGTGAACAGGTGCAGGCCGCGACCTACGGCCGGGTCTTCGGCATCACGCGCACCGCGCTCGTGAACGACGACCTCGACGCGTTCTCACGCGTGCCGGCGAAATTTGCGCGCATGGCGCGCAACCTCGAGTCCGACCTGGTCTGGTACCAGATCCTGAAAAACGCGAACATGGCGGACGGCACGGCGCTCTTCGCCGCGGGCCATTCGAACTACATCGCCGCCGGCGACATCGACCTCGGCCCGATGACCGTCGCCGAAAAGTCGATGCTGCTGCAGACCGGCCTCGATGCCTCGACGCTGATCTCGGCGCAGCCGCGCTACCTGATCGTCCCGCCGACGAAGAAGGTCCAGGCCGAGCAGTTCGTCAGCACGAACATGATGGCCGCGCAGATCGACCGGATCAACCCGTTCGCCGGCCGCCTGGTCGTCATCTGTGAGCCGCGCCTCGAAACGGGCATCACCATCGGCACGCTCAGCGCGACCGGCAGCGCGTATGCCTGGTATCTCGCGGCCGACAAGGCGCAGCTCGACATCCTCGAGATCGTGTTCCTCGAGGGCCAGAACGGGCCCGTCATCGAGAGCCGCGTCGGCTTCGACGTCGACGGCCTGGAGATCAAGTGCCGCGAAGACGTCGGCGCGAAGGTGATCGACCATCGCGGGCTCTTCAAGAGCGACGGCAGCGACAACAGCTAGTCCGGTCTGAACCAGGACGAGGAGTAGAGGAACGCTATGGACAATTTCGTTCAGTCCGGCCCGGCCCTGACCTTCATCGCACCCGGCGGGGGCGTCACGCACAGCGTGCCGAAGCAGATCGGCCAGGTGCTCGTGATCCCGACGACGACGGCGGCGGCGACCGAGAAGTTCAGCGGCTACATCCGCGGCGTCTTTCGCGTGACGAAGGTCGGCTCACAGGCCTGGGCCGAGGGCGCGGTCGTGTACTGGGACTCGGGCAACACCCGATTCACCACGGTCGGCGCCGGCAACCTGCGCTGCGGGTTCGCGACGCTCGGACTCGGGGCGGCGATGCCGGGCTCGGGCTCGGGTGAAACGACCGGGTACGTCTACCTGGACGGCGTCGCGAACGACAGCGGCACGTAGAGCCCGAGCGCGCTGATGGACCTGGCGCCGCTGCGGGCGCTCGCGCTCGACCTTGACGCCAACCGGCGAGGCCGCGGTCGAGACCCGCGGCCTCTGGCAGACGCCGAGCACGGAGCCGGCGGGGTTTGATCTCCGCCGGCAGGAGGCGCGCCGGGTGCTGGTGCTCTCGCGCACGACGATCACCAGCCTCCCGCGCGGGTCGATCGTCCTGGCGCCGGACCGGACCAACGGCGAGGTCCTGCGCTGGCGGATCGACGGGGTCGACCGGGTCGAGGATGAGGTGATTCGGGTCTTCGTCGTTCTGGATCCCGAGGGCGTCTTCGACTGATGGCGACGAAGTCACGGCGG